GCATCAGACACAGTGAAACTGGACACAGCTCTTGCTGGAATTGAGACAGGAGCAGCTGCATTCCAGGGAGTTCAATCAGCCATTGCATTGACAGGTGTGGAATCTGAGGCTTTGGTCCAGACAATGGTCAAGCTCCAGGCAGCTCAAGGATTGGTCAATTCAGTTCAAATTATTGCAAACAATCTGCAAAAGGATGCCATCCTTGGAATTCAGTTGAGGAGATTAGCAGAGGTTGATCTTGGAAAAGCAATCAGTCAGAATGCTATATTTCAAAAAGTCAACCAAGGAGCAACAATTGCATCAACAGCTGTCATGAAATTATTTGGAGCAAGTGTTGATCAGACAGCAACATCATTCAAGTTTTTGAAAGGTGCCATTGTAGCAACAGGTATTGGAGCTGTTGCGGCTGGAATTGCATATCTTGCTGGAGCATTTGATGAGGCAACAGATTCTGTGAATGATTACTCAAAGGCACAGGATCAATCCAATAAGATTGCTGAACAAGCAATTGAAAATGCAGCAAATGAGTTGAGTGCATTGGACAAGTTGCAAAAGACTTTGAAAGATGAGACCTTGACAAGGGATCAAAAGAATAAAGCTGTTGCTGAATTACAGAAACAATATCCTGATTTATTAAAGAATGTCAATGCTGAAAAGTTATCAATTGCTGAATTGAACACAGCTGTTGCTTTGAATATTAAACTTGCTGAGGCAAGAGCAAGAATCAATGCAGCTGAGTCATTGAGAGCCAGTAAATTTCAGACAATTCTTATTGAGGAGTTACAATTGCAAAAAGAGAGACAAGCTATTGAAAAAGAAAGGCAACTACTTGAGCAAGACCCATTAAAAAATGAACAGCAATTAATTTTTTTAGAAAGACAAGCAAAGCGTACACAAGAAAGAATCAATACTGCAAAAGAAGAGATCAAGCAAATTGATGGTATTACAAAGGCAGATCAAGCATTGATTGATCAAACTGAAAAAAGTTTCAAAGTATTTCAAGAAGAGGAGAAAATTAACAATAAAAGAGTTGCAACTAAAAAAGAAATAATTGACTACAATAGGCAAATTGAAGAGGAAAACATCAAACAGATTGAGGATGATATTGAGAGACAAAGGAAAAAATTAATTTTTGATGCTGAGAATAGAATCAAAGATCTAAAAGATGGAAAAGGAAAGGCAGAGCTTGAGAAGGAAATAAGAGAAACATTGGCAAAAGATTTGAAAGCTCTTGATGATAAACAAATTGTCAGAGAGGACAGAGTTGAAAGTCTTGCATTAAAAAGAATCAAGAAAGTTGAAACGGCTCAACTTTCAAGCATTGATTTAATGAGAGCATCAGAGGCCTTGCTTGCTGAGCAAAGGCAAAAGAATCTCCAGGCTAATCTTGACAAAGCTCAAAGTATGATTGACAATGTACAGGAAGCTCTGAACAAACTCAAAACAATCAATGAGTTATTCAATGAGATTGATAATGCAAGATTAAATTCAATCAAGGCAAACAGAGATGAGGATCTTGCCAATCTTGATGCAAAGATGCAAGCTGAATTGAATCAAGAGAATTTATCAGCTGATCAAAAGAAAGCCATTGAGGAGAAATTCGCAAAGCAAAAATATGATATTCAACAGAAAGCCTTTGCTCAAGAGGATAAAATAAACAGAGCTAAATTCAACAGAGACAAGGCTCTCAGATTGGCTCAAGTTGGTGTTGATACAGCAACAGCAATTGTGAAAGGTATTGCTGAGTTTGGTCCTCCTCCATCACCAGCTGGTATTGCTGCTATTGCATCAGCATCCATCATTGGAATCACACAAGCCTTGGCAATTGCCAATCAACAATATCAATCATCTGGAGCACCATCTCCTCCTCAACTTGGGGCTGGAGCAACAGGAGGAGGATTGACAGGTGCCAGTGCATCATCATTCACAGCCAATACCAATGCTCAGACAACAGATCTGACAACATTAGGACAAGGTCAAGGACAGAACATACCAGTGTCTCAAGTTGTTGTGCTTGAATCAGATATTACAGGCACACAGAACAAAGTAAAATTACAAGAGGCTAAGACCTCTTTTTAAGAAATCAACTCCAGCCTTTGAAAGAAAGGCCTCTCCAGTGCTGAAGCATCCATATATTCTCAGGAATTCGGATGCTTTTGTCACATCTGGCCTGTGCAACTTGACATTCTCTCCTGGTTGTGCATTGCATTTGTAGACATTCAGATATATGCTTTTGATAAAATGGTTGCCATCTTGCCAATTGATCTGATCAAACAGCTTGAGCAACTTGTCAGAGTTCATCTTGACAGGCTGATGACATTCATAATTGTTGAGAGGGAACTTGTTGTGCATCAAGAATTCAGCTGTATTCCTGGCGGCCTCTTGATAATGTGCTGGATGATTAGCATTGATCTCAAGAATTCCTTTAAAATATACCACATCAGGACTCCATTTCTCTGAGATATAGAAATCATCATTCATATAAATGAAATCCCCTCCAATGGTCCTGGCAAAAGTCAAGATCCTGTTGGTCACATCAATCCCTCTGATGTTGTTGTATTGAGTGCATGGTATATTCAGAGCTCCAGGAACAGCATCTCCAATGGTGTAAATGGTTGCCTCTGGATAAATTCTCTTAATCCAGGCAATTGATTGCAAGATATCAAAGTGCTCAGGACTCTTTTTATATGGATATACAAATATCATTGAACAAAAATACATAATAAATATATGAAAAGAGAATTACCAATATATGAGATCATGATTGATATCAATGATCCAGATACAACAGTGTCATTCAATTCATTAGTAAGTCAACCAGCTCATGAGAAAAACTTTCAGACATTCTCAAAGCAAGTGAGGTATCAATTCAATGATGATGAGCAGATCATCACAGGGATTGCCATATCAGCAGACACACCAATATATAGGAGAGAGACATACACAAATGAGGAGTATTATGTTGTATTCACAAAGAAGGCCATCAAAGATATTGTGTTTGATTATGCCAGGAGGAACAATTTCAACAATGTTAATCTTGAGCATGATGAGGACAGAGTGGTTGATGGAATATACATGGTCATGAGTTATGTCATTGACAATGAGAAAGGATTCACAGCTCCTGACAGATTCAAGGATGCAAATGATGGCTCTTGGTTGGTGAGTTACAAAGTAACTGATAAGGCTGTTTATGATGCAGCCAAGGCTGGAGAATTTCAAGGATTCTCAATTGAGGGTGTATTTAACCTGATTGAGACAGGATCAACAATGGAGGAGGAGTTCATGGCTCAGATATACAAAGAACTAAAAGAAATTTTTAGAACAATAACACATAATAAATAAACAATAAAATGAATACAAATTTTAAAAAGGTCATGGACTTGCTTGCTGAGATGAAGCAAGCATTCACAAAGAAAGAGGCCTCAAAATTTGAGCAAGCAACTTTGGTTGATGGAACTGTCATTGAATATGATGCTCTTGAGATTGGTATGCCTGTTTTTATTGTCACAGAAACTGAAACAATTCCAGCTCCAGAGGGCACACATGCATTATCTGGTGACATGGAGGGTGTTTCAATTGTGGTTGATGCCAATGGTGTGATCACTGAGATTGTTGACATGAGAGAGCAAGAGCAAGAACAATCAGCTGATCCTGGTGATGAGCAAGCAACAGCAGATGAGACTCCAGCAGTTGAGGAAGTGGCTCAATCAATGAGTGCTGAGGATGTTGAAAACATCATCAATGCAAGGTTAGAATCATTCAGCAAAGCTGTCGAAGGCTTAGCAGAAATGACCAAAACTATTGCAGAAAGTAACACAGCATTAATGAATGAGTTGAGCTCATTGAAAAGTGAATTCGAGACTTTCAAAGCACAGCCATCTGTTGAAACAAGAGAGAATGAAAGATTCTCAAAAGTTGGTAACTTGACAACCAGACAAGCATTCCTATTAAAAAATAAATAATTAAAAAATGTCACTTAAAAAAATGATTAAGGATAAGTTTGACTATGATGTGTCAGGCTTAGCTGCTTATGTAGATGAGCAAAGAGATCAGTTGACTGTTCGTGCAGTAACTGAGGCAAAAACATTACAATACATCACAATCCAAGAGGGTGTGAAAGGATCAGAAGAGATCAAATTACTTGATGATTCAATCGTATACCAAGCTGGTGATTGTTCAATGACTCCATCTGGAGATACAGTATTCACTGATCGTGCAATTGCTGTTGAGACTCTTGGATTCATGAAATCTTTCTGCAATAAGGATCTTGCTGGATTCTGGACTCAATTGGGCCTTAGACCAGGAGCAATGGCAGAGGATAAAAATTTACCATTCGAGCAACAAATAATTGACTATTTGTTAAAGTTACATTCTTATGAACTTGACAAATTAATCTGGAAAGGTAACAAAGCAACAGGAACTGGCAACCTACAATGGATGAATGGATTCCGTCAATTCTTAACAACTGGCAATGGTTGTATTGATTTGAACACAGCAGCAACAGCATCAATCTCAGCATCCAATGCTTATGATGTTTTTTATGCTTGTTTTGAGAATACAGTTGCAAATGTGGCTGAATCATCTGATTTTGTATGTTTTACAGGTCGTGAGAATTTCAATTTCTTGATCAAGGATTTAGTTGATCAAAATTTCTTCCATTACTCTCCAGCAACTATTGCAACAATGGATGAGGTATTGGTACCAGGAACAAATATGAGAGTTGTTAAAGTTAATGGATTGAATGGCCTTGACAATATATACACAGGTCGTGCATCTGAGTTTGTATTCGGTACTGACTTGAGATCTGACTTTGATAACTTTGAGTTGTGGTATTCTCAAGATGATGATGTTTTATATTTACGTTCTAAATTCAGAGCTGGTGTTCAAGTACCTTTCTTGAATCAAATCGGAGTTTGGAATGGAACAGGATCACCTAACTAAAAATAAATAAAGGGAGGGGGTTGACTCCTCCCTATTGTATAACAAAATAAAAACTTAGAACAGTGAGCTGCAATATGACAACAGGGTACAATGACAGAACATGTACCAATGGCAAAGGAGGGATCAAGAGTGTCATTCTCTTTCCTCTTGGGAATGTCTCAGCATCCACAATCACAGCCAATGAGGTAACAGCATTGACAGTGACTGGAGAGGTATTCCAATATAAATTAAAAAGCAACTTGTCAAACTATACAGCACCAATCAAAGTAAACAAGGACAATGGTACATTATGGTATGAACAAACTTTGACCATGATCTTGGCATCAGACACCAAGGAATTGAGATCAGAGATCCATTTAATGGCTCAGAATGAAGTTGTTTGCATTGTTGAGAAAGCATCAGGAGAATATGTTGCTCTTGGCTTTGGTGAAGGTTTACAGATTGCTGATGGATCAGCATATGGATCAGGCACAGTGAAATCAGACAGAAACGGTCATGACATTGTTTTGACTGGAATGGAAAATGATGAGGTGCCAGATGTTGATGCATCTGTTGTGGCAACTTTATTGACACAGCAATCTCCATCAATCTAATCATTGAGGAAATTAATTTATCAAGGGAGGGATCTAATCTCTCCCTTTTTTTTAATAACTTAGTACAATGGAAATAAAAGCAAAATTAATTGGCACAAAGGCATGGAGCCCTGTGTTCAAAAGATGGATGATCATTGAGAGAGGCAAAGAGGAATTTTATCTCTCTGCTGGCATTGTTGATATCTTTGAAAAGAGAAAACCTAAATTGATTAAAGATGCTAAGGATACAAAAGAACTCAACATCGACTCTGATAATAACAGTGACAGAGTTGACAACAGTGATACCAGTTCATTATCTGTTTGAATTTGAGCATGAGCAATCTTTTGAGAAAGTTTATGCAATTTTGCCAAATATATCAAACAGCATTGAGAGATTTGATGAGTTTGTTCTGGAGGATGGGGTTGATTTAACTTTGCCATATGATGGCTTTTATATATATCGAGTTTATCAACAAACATCTGACAGCAATCTTGATCCAGATCTTTCTGATGGGATTGTTGAGGAGGGGAGAGCACATGTGTATGTGATTGACTCTCCAGCAAATGAATACAATGAAAATATAACATTCAACATATA